TCAGTTGATTCTGGTGGAACAGGTGAATCAGGAAAGAGGGTTTATAGGCGTGCTGACCTTATTCGGCTAAAAATGACTGACCCTCAGAGGTACGAGTCGCTATCAGATGAAATCATGGCGGCGTATGCAGAGGGGAGAGTAAAATAATGTCGGAAGTTGACAAGGCTTGGTTTGCAGGAATTATTGATGGTGAGGGTTGTATCTCAATTTATGCAAGGTCAAATCATTTTGTTCCTAGCGTTAAAATTGGAAATACAAACGAATTGTTAATTAACAATTGCAAACGAATTCTTGATGAAGCTGGAATTGAGTATTTCATCCGATTTAACGATAGAGGAGATAGAAATAATGCAAAACCAGCATGGGAATTGTGTTTAGAGTCTAGACCAAGAGTAATTGCTGTATTAAATATGATTTATCCATATTTGGTATCTAAAAAAGCGCAAGCTGATTTAATACTTGAATGGTGCGGCAAAAGCAAAAGAGCTAAACTTGATACAGAATCCAACTTCATTCCAAACATTAGATTGCTTAACCTTCGGGGTCGAGTGAAATAACACTTAACTTTTGGAGTATTTAACATGGCAACATCATTTTCCCCCGCAAATAACGTAACAGTTACGTCAGCGGCTAATTTCATCCCTGAAATTTGGTCAGACGAAATTGTTGCGGCTTACAAACGTAATCTTGTAGCCGCCAATGTCGTTAAAAAGATGAACTTCAAAGGCAAGAAAGGTGACACAGTTCACATTCCTAGCCCTACCCGTGGTTCTGCATCAGCTAAAGGCGCAACAAACGCTGTTACCCTGATTGTCAACAACGAAGGTGAAGTTCAAATCTCTATCAACAAGCACTATGAATATAGCCGTTTGATTGAGGACATCGTTGAAGCACAAGCCCTGTCTTCACTGCGTAGCTTCTACACAGATGACGCTGGTTACGCTCTGGCTAAACAAGTTGATACCGACTTGATTCAGTTGGGTCGTACTTCCAATGGTGGTTCTGCTGGCGCTCAGTACAACGCTGGTTATGTTGGTGGCGATGGTACAACTACCTTTGACTACTCAGCTAACACCAACACTGGTAACGCTTCTGCTCTGACTGATGCCGCTATTCGCCGCACTATTCAGCGTTTGGATGACAACGATGTTCCTATGGATGGTCGTTTCTTCATCATCCCTCCCTCAAGCCGCAACACTTTGATGGGTTTGGCTCGTTACACTGAGCAAGCATTCGTTGGCGAAGCTGGTTCTGGTAACACCATCCGCAATGGCGAAATCGGTAACTTGTATGGTATGCCTGTGTTTGTGTCTAGCAATGCTGATTCAGCATCTGCCACAGCCGCATATCCTACTTCTGGTACTGCTATCGCTCGTGTGTGTTTGATGGGTCATCGTGATTCATTTGTTCTGGTTGAGCAAATGGCTATTCGTTCACAGACACAATACAAGCAAGAGTATCTTGGCACATTGTTCACCGCTGACACTTTGTATGGCGTTGGTGAATTGCGTGACTATGCCGCTTACGCTTTGGTTGTGCCTGCCTAATTGCAGTTGCGCCCCCTGCCTTAGTGGTGGGGGGTCTTTTTATTAACTTGTAATTTGGAGAATTGAAATGGCATCAGCAACCGCTGTAGTATCAAGACGAGATCAAGCCTCGTTTCGTGGCTTGTTTAACGACACATGGTCTGTGACCGCTACTCTGGATTCCGCATCTTTGGCATCTGGTGCATCTGGTGGCGCTACTGACACAATCACTGTGGCAGGCGTGGCATTGGGTGACATGGTTATTGGTATGTCGTTGGGTGTTTCAGAAGCTGGCGTAGTTCGCCGTGCTTATGTTTCAGCCGCTAATACTGTGACTGTGGCAAGCGACAACTTGACTGGTAGTTCTGTCGATTTGGCATCTACCACCATCAAATTGGTTATTGCACGACCTGTTTAAACAGACTGGGGGAGGGGGTAAAACCTCTCCCTTTTAAATTTGGGGGTTTTATGGCGACATACAAATGTCTAGCAAGTGGTAACCTAGTGACCTTTACGGCTCAAGTCGACATAGACTCCATGAAAGGCCACTCTGGGTACGAAAGAATAGATATTGAAGTACCTGTAGAATCCAAGTATGATTTGAATTCAGTAAGGACAGATACCGCTTTTGCGCCTGTCATGCCCGAAATAAAGCGCATGGGAAGACCAAGAAAGGTAGCAAATGTCTGAAGTAGATGCTAGGGATTTTGGCAAGCTAGAGGCTCAAGTAGAGGCTCTACAAAAAGAAGTCCATACACTTAGTACCGATGTAAAAGCCCTTTTAGAGTTGGCAAACAAGTCTAAAGGCGGTTTTTGGATGGGAATGACCATTGCCAGTGCTGTAGGTGGATTTATCACCTTTGTGGCAGATCGGTTCTTCAAATGAAAGAAGGACTGTTATCAGGTCAAGTTTGCCCAATGGCAACACAAGACGTTACTGTTAACCTTAAAAACCGCAATAACGCCTTTAAAAACTTTGGGTATGGCCCTCCCAACCCAGATGACGCAAATGATGCGTTTTGGCTGAAGAAAGCCAAGATGTATAACGCACCCACTGAGGAAATCAAAGATATGAGATGTGGCAACTGTGCCGCATTTATCCAAACTCCTAAGATGATGGAGTGCATCAAAAGTGGTTTAGAAAAGAGCAAAGGCTCATCTAATGAGCTTGACTATGACCAACAGTTTATTGATGCCGCAGACTTAGGGTTTTGCGAGTTATTTCATTTCACCTGTGCTTCTGCTCGTACTTGCGATGCTTGGAAAGCTGGTGGCCCTATCACTAAGGACTAATCATGGGAAATACTGCCGCTGAATTCATTGGGATGCTGTTCTTGGCAAGGGAAATTGCCCACAGGATTCACCTAAAAACCTCATCTTTTGCCGAACACAAAACTTTAAACGAGTTTTATGAAGGCATTATTCCTTTGGCTGATGACTTTGCCCAACAATATCAAGGAAAGTTCGACATCCGCTTGGACATTCCTTATGTGAATAACAAGTACAAAGGCACGATTTCGCAAGTTTTGCGTCAGCAAATGGACTGGATTGAAGCAAATCGCCAGCAAATCGTTCCTCGTACTGAGACAGCCTTACATAACGTCATTGACGAAGTTGTAGGTCTGTACCAAAACACTTTGTATCAATTAACCTTAAAGTAAGGGTAAACCATGAGTTCTAATTCAAATGCTATCACTCTTTTGAGTGCTGTTACCGCAACGGGAGCATCTAAAGCGGTTCAATGCGATGCTGGAAATCCTGCATTTATGCAAGTTAATGGCATTACATCTGCAACTGTTGTTTTCCAAGGTAGTTTAGATGGTACTAACTGGTCTACATTGGGGTCAGCTTTGACTGCCGATGGTTTGGTTACTGTTGCCAATGCTCCCAAGTATTTGAGAGCAAACTGCACAGTTTATGTGTCTGGCACGATCACCGCAAAGATTCTTTACTAAGGAGCAATCATGGCTACAAAGAAAATGGCAAAAGTTGGCAAAGTGATGAAAGAATACAAAGAGGGCAAGTTGCACTCTGGCTCTAAAAAAGGCCCAGAAGTTACTTCTCGCAAACAAGCTATTGCTATTGCAATGTCTGAGGCTGGTATGAGCAAGCCTAAGAAGAAGATGAAAAGTGGCTACTAAGCAAGGTTTATACGCCAATATCCATGCTAAACAGGCAAGGATTAAGGCTGGTTCTGGTGAAAAGATGAACAAGGTGGGGTCTAAAGCCGCACCTACTGCCGCTGACTTCAAACAAGCGGCAAAGACTGCAAAGAAACCCAAAAAGGTGAAATAGATGAAATCCCCAACTTGGCAAACAAAAGCTGGTCAAAATCCAAAAGGCGGCTTGAATGCCAAGGGGAGAGCATCTTATAATGCGGAAACTGGGGGCAACCTCAAGCCACCCGTAAAGTCGGGTGACAATCCAAGACGAGCTTCTTTTCTCGCTAGGATGGGCAACATGGAAGGCGCAGAGTATAAGGATGGCAAACCAACAAGGTTGCTACTTTCTCTGCAAGCATGGGGTGCATCATCCAAGGCAGACGCAAAGGCAAAAGCTAAAGCGATTTCGTCAAGAAATAAAGGAAAGAAGTAGTCTATGGCTCTACCTACCTATCTCAGTTTAGTCAATGATGTGCTTGCTCGTTTGCGTGAAACGCAAGTATCTACTGTTACTCAAACAACTTATTCAACATTGATTGGTAAGTTTGTTAATGACACTAAACGTCAAGTTGCAGATGCTTATGATTGGGATGCTTTCAATCAAGCTGTGACCATTACTACTGCCACTGGTCAAGTAGGCAACTATAGTCTCACTGGTGCTGGTACACGATTCAAAACAATGGATGTTATCAACACAAGTACTTATTATCAGTTGACTCCATTGGCACACGATCAACACGATATTTTCTATTACACAGTTCCTAACCCAATTCAGAACTTGCCTATGTACTACACAGTACAAGGTGTAGATACCAATGGTGATTTGAAGGTCAAATTTTGGCCTGTTCCTAATGGTGTTTACAACATCAGATTTAGTTTGATTGTTCCAGAAACTGATTTCTCAGCAGATACAGACACAACCTTGTTGGCAAAAGAACCTATTGTTTTGGGTGCGTTTGCTAGGGCATTGGCTGAACGTGGTGAAGATGGCGGCTTGAGCAGTTCAGAGGCGTATGGTTTGTTCAAATCTGCAATGGCAGACATGATTGCTTTGGAATTGGCTCGTTCACCTGAAAATGATTCTTTTGTGGCGGTGTAATGGCAGAAGCATTAACAGTCAGTAGTATTTCAGCACCAGGATTTTATGGGCTAAATACACAGGATTCACCGCTTGATTTAGCGGCTGGATTTGCTTTGGTTGCGACTAACTGCATCATTGACCAATATGGTCGTGTTGGTTCAAGAAAAGGTTGGGCAAAAGTTAATTCTTCTAGTGGAAATCTTAGCGCAAATGACGTTAAGGTTATCCATGAGTTAGTGCAAGCAGATGGAACTTTGACTGTTTTGTTTGCTGGAAATAACAAGATTTTTAAACTGAGTTCAACAAATACAGTTACTGAGTTAACCTATGGTGGCGGCGGAACTGCTCCAACTATTTCTGCAAGTAATTGGCAATGCGCTTCATTGAATGGCATTACTTATTTCTTTCAGTCTGGTTATAACGCACTGATCTATGACCCTGCTGTCAGCACTACAACGTATCGTAGGGTGACAGAAAAGACTGGTTATGCGGCTACTGTTCCTGATGCGGACATTTGTATTTCAGCGTATGGTCGTTTGTGGGCGGCAAATACAACATCAAACAACTCGACTGTTTACTTTAGTGATTTGATTTCAGGCCATGTTTGGTCTACAGGAACTGCTGGTTCTCTGAACGTCAACAATGTTTGGCCTAATGGCGCTGACCAAATTACTGGTTTAGCGGCTCATAATGGTTTCTTGTTTATCTTTGGTAAGCGTCAGATTCTGATTTACTCAGGTGCAACTTCACCATCAACAATGACGTTGAGTGACACAGTTGAGGGTATTGGTTGCATTGCACGAGACAGTATTCAAACAACCAGTACTGATGTGTTGTTCTTGTCAAACTCTGGTGTACGTTCTTTGATGAGAACTATTCAAGAAAAGTCTGCACCTGAAAGAGACTTGTCTAAGAATGTTCGTAATGACTTAATGTCAGTAATTTCTGGTGAAACTTTATCAAATGTTAAATCAGTTTATTCTGAAAAAGAAGCGTTTTATTTGTTGAGCACACCTAGTATCAGTTCAGTTTGGTGTTTTGATACAAAAGCCTATCTTCCCGATGGTTCTGCAAGAGTAACTACATGGGATTCCATTGCGCCTACCGCCTTTTTGTCACGGCGTGATGGTTCTTTATATTTAGGAAAGAATGGTTATATTGGTTTGTATAGCACATATCAAGATAATGCAAGTGCATATCGAATGATGTATTACACAAACCATGCTGACCTTGGTGACCAAAACATTACTTCAATCTTGAAGCGTTTGTCTGTTGTTGTAATTGGCGGTACAAATCAAACAGTGACATTTAAGTGGGGTTTTGACTTTCAAGCAAATTACAAATCTGAGAATGCAACTATTCCAACTCAAGGTGTTTCTTACTATGGTGTTGCCGAGTATGGCGCAAATGCTACTGTGGTTGCTGAATACTCTAAAGGAGTTGCATTGCAGACATTGCAAGTTAATGCAACAGGTTCAGGAAAGATTGTTCAGACTGGATATGAGACAGACATCAATGGTTCTCCATTGTCTATTCAAAAAATTGAGATTCAAGCCAAAAATGGCAAGATAAGTTAAAGGGGTCAACATGACAGATTACACAAAATCAACAAACTTTGCTACTAAAGATAGTCTTTCGTCTGGCAATGCGTTAAAGATTGTTAAAGGCACTGAGCTTGACACTGAGTTCAATAATATTGCTACCTCCATTGCGACTAAGGCTGATTTAGCAAGTCCTACTTTTACTGGTACTCCTTTAGCGCCTACTGCCTCAACAAGTACAACAACAACTCAAATTGCTACAACTGCATTTGTTCAAGCTGTTGCACAAACATTGTTTCCTGTTGGTGCTATTTACACAGCAACAGTATCTACAAATCCTGCAACATTGTTAGGTTTTGGTACTTGGACTGCATTTGCGGCTGGTAGAACTATTATTGGTAATGGTGGTGGATATACTGCTGGAAATACTGGTGGTAGTGCAGATGCTACGCTTGTAAGTCACAGTCATACTGCAACATCGACTGTTACAGACCCTGGTCACTCCCACACTGTTAATGCAGGTACAAATGTTTCTAACTCTCTCAACAGCGGTGGTGTAGTTAATCTAGGATCTTCAAGTACAAGTACAGCTACAACAGGTATTTCTGTTTCTACATCTATATCAACAGCAGGTTCTAGTGCAACAGGTGCAAACTTGCCCCCTTATATTGTTGTCTATATGTGGCAGAGAACTGCATGATTACACACCACTTTTCTGATGGACTGTATGCAAAGGAAGCTAGGTTTCCTGCTGGTACTGCCATCTTGAAGCACACTCATAACTTCAGTCATTTGTCTATCTTGGCTGAAGGTAAGGTGGCTGTGTTGCGAGGGGATGAGATTGATATTTTGACTGGGCCAGCTTGTCTTGAGATTAAAGCTGGACTGATTCATGGTGTTAAAGCCATTACTGATTGTGTTTGGTTTTGTATTCATGCCACTGACGAGAAAGACCCGTCTAAAGTGGATGAGGTTTTGATTAAAGGGGAATGATATGCCTATTGGGTCAATAATAAGTGCAGTTGCACCATCAATTATTGGTGGATTATTTGGCGGTGGAGATGCCTCTAGTGGTTATTCTAATCAGGCAAACGATCAACTTGCGGCGGCTAAATTAGCGGCTGAAGTACAGAAGTTTCGCCCTGTAGGGATTACTACAAGGTTTGGTTCTTCTAACTTTCAGATGTCGCCTGAAGGCTACTTAACTGGTGCTGGATATACAGTTAGCCCTGAACTAAAAGCCTATCAAGATCGTTTGATGGGTTTAACTGGTGGTGGATTAACTCAGGCAGAACAAGCGCAACAACAGTATGCTCCTTTGTCTACAGCGGCTACGGGTTTGTTTGGTTTGGGTCAACAGTATTTGGCGCAAAGTCCTCAAGAAGTTGCGGCTAAATATATGCAACAGCAACAAGATTTGCTTGCACCTAGCCGTGAACGACAGATGGCTCAGTTGCAGAATCAGTTGTTTCAACAAGGTCGTGGTGGATTGTCTGTAGGTGCTACGGGTGCTCGACCCAGTGGTGCGGCAGGATTGGGTGCGGCTTCTCCTGAGATGGAGGCTTACTACAACGCTTTGGCACAACAAGATGCTCAGTTAGCGGCACAGGCTCAACAAGCTGGTCAGCAGAACGTCAATTACGGCATTGGATTGCTTGGTAGTGGCTCTAATTTGTTGGGTCAATATCAGACAGGCCAAGTTGGTGCTCTTGCACCATTCCAAGGTTATTTGGGTGCTACTCAAGGAATTGAACAGTTGGGTCAAGCACCTCTTGATCTTGGTGCTCAGTTGGGTGGTAGAGCCGCACAAGCAGGCGCACAAGCAGGTCAATCATTGTTGACTGGTGGATTAGCGGCGGCTCAAAGCAATTTGTTGGCGGCTAGAAATTCTCCATCAGCCATGTTGCAGTCAGGATTAAGTGGTTTGACATCTAATCCTCAATTACAGAGTGCTTTTAGTAATTGGTTTAATACACCTACGCCAGCACCTTATACACCTGCACAATACACACCATCTCAGAATCTTTGGGAATAAGGAGAAATCATGGCAACAGATATTGGTGGACTTTTTCAGACTCCTGAACAATACCAACAAGCCTTGCAACAGCAGGCTTATGAACGAGCATTGGCAATGGAGCAAGCCCCTTGGGGAACTGCACAGCGTGTAGCGGCTAATGTTGCTGGTTATAACGTGGGTGGTGCTATTGGTCGTGCCTTAGGTGGTGAAGACCCACAGTTAAAACTGATTTCTCAGCGCCAGCAGTTAGCTAGCCAAATTGATATGAATGACCCTAATTCACTTATTCAAGGTGCTCAAAAAGCATCTCAATTTGGTGATATTCAATTAGCGGCTTCTTTGGCTGACAGAGCAAAAACTCTACAAGAATCAATGAGTAAGCAAGCATTAGAAAGTGCTACTACTATTGAAAAACTTGCCACAGTTCCAAAAATTAAAGCTGAAACAGGAAAAATTGCTGGAGAAACCATGACTAGAGAGCAAACAATCAATGCTCTTAAGTCACAACTTGGTTTAAGTGATACAGATGCAACTGCTATTGCAGGAAATCCTCAATTAGTTCAAGCATACTTAACACCAACTTCAGCCAAAGCATTTGACATCATCAAAACTGGTAAATACACACCTGAAAGTGCCGCTTTGTATGCACAATCAGGAAATCTTGCTGATTTGGAAGCTATTGATAAGATGGCTAAACCAACAGGTGATTTCTTGGCAAAGGCACAAGAATTGGGTATTGGTGTTAAACCCGTGTTTGGCGATTATTCTCCTGAAGAAACTGCCAAAATCAATAAATCATTGATGAACGATCAAGTTGCTTTGGCGGCGGCTAAAGCTACTAGCATTCGCATTTCAAACAATGTTCAACAAGAACAAGAGTTTGCCAAGAAACGTGGTGTTACTCAAGCAACTGAACTTGATAATGCTACTAATCTTGCAAGAGGTGCTTCCCAAGCATTGAATACTATTCGTAGTATGAAGCAACTGAATGATTCTGGTCAGTTGTTTACAGGCCCTGCGGCTCAGTCCTATGTTGGCGCTACCAATCTTTTGAGTAGCCTGAATCTTTTGAGTCCTGCACAAGCCAAGATGCTTACATCATCACAGGTATATGACAAACAAGCCAAAGACTTGGTTATGAATGAGTTGGCAGGAAAACTTGGCGCTGGTATTTCTGAGGGCGACCGTAAGTTTATTGAAGATCGTATTCCTCAGTTGACTACAAGTCCTGCGGCTCGTACTGAGTTGTTAAACAAAATTGAGTCATTGCAAAAAGACAAGATCAAATATTGGAAAGACATGAATGCTCATGCTAACAAGTATGGCAATTTGAATGACTTTGATTTTTCACAAAACTATTCTCCAATAGCAACAGCGCCACCTGCAACTGGTGGTGGTTGGTCTATCAAACCAAAACCATAAGGAAAAGTCATGGGAACATTTGTAGTTACTGCTCCGAATGGTAAAGAGTATGAGATAACTGCTCCTGAAGGCGCTACTGAAGAACAGGTTTTGGAGTATGCAAAACAAAACTTTCAAAGTTTGCCTGAAACGCAACCACAACAGACATCACCATCTGTTACAGAGCAACTTGGTAGACAAATTGGTTTGACAGGTCGTGCGGCAATTCAAGGGCTTTCTGCTCCTGCAAATGCTGTAACTGATTTTCTAAGTGGCGCTTATAACGTAGGTGCAAACTTGCTTGGTTCTGAAAGCAGAATGCCTTATTTGTCTCAAGAACAGGCAAAAGGATTGACTGCTATGGGATTTCCTGAACCTCAAGGCGGTTTAGAAAAGGCTGTTCAAGCTGGTGCTCAATCTATGGCGGCTATTCCTGCTGTTCCTGCGCCAGCATTAACTAAGAATCTTATTCAACAAGTTCCTGCGGCGGCGGCTGGTGGAATGGCGGCTCAACCAACTATTGAAGCTGTAAAAGGCTTAACTGACAGTGATTTAGCGGCAACTATTGCTGGAATGGGTGTTGGAGCGCTTGTAGGTGGTGCGGCTGGCAAAGGTGCTGGCATGGTTACTGCTGAGAAAAACCCTATTGTTTCCATGCAAGATGTGCAACAACGAGCAGGCAGAGCATATACAAAGGTGGACAACCTTGGCATTGAGTTAAATCAGCAAAGTGCAAATACATTGTTAGGTCAAATTAACAATCGTTTGAATGCTGAACGATTTTTGCCTGAGAATGCGCCTGAAATTCAGACTGTTTTGAATAAATATCAACAAATTGTTGGTCGTGGAAATGTGTCATTCAATAATGTCGATCAAATGCGTCAACTTGCTAATGATCTAAAAAGCAATCCCGATAAGAATGTCCGCAGATTAGCAGGTGAAATGACATCTGCTATTGATGACTATGTGGCGACTTTAAGCCCCAAAGATGTTTCTGCTGGCGCTGGTGGTATTGATGAGGCTGTCAAAACAATCATGGATGCTCGTAAAGATTGGCGTAATTTAAGCCGAGCAACCACTTTGCAAAACATTTTGGATACAGCGGATATTCGTGCCGCAAATCCTAATGCTTCTGAGGGCGAGTTAATTCGTCAAGGGTTTATCAATCTTGCCGCAAACAAGAACAAAATGGCTGTTTTTACGACTGATGAGCAAAATGCAATTAAATCGGTTGCCAAAGGTGGTGCTATTGACCCAATCTTGTCATTCATTGCCAAGTTTGACCCAACAAGACGCAATGTATTGGGTTATGGTGCAGTTGCAGGTTCAACTGTAAAACCTGAAGTTGGCGTTCCATTGGTAATGGCTGGTATGGGTGCTGAACAGATGCAAAATTGGTTAAGAGCGAGAGCCGCACAAAAAGTTCAAAGTGGATTATTGTCTGGCAATATTCAGCCTCCTATGCCTGATTATTCATGGCGTGGTCTTTTGTCATCTATTGGGCAGATGAACAAGTAAGGACACAAAATTGACCCAATCTCTATTTGTCTTCTTGCGGCTGGCTTGGTCAAGAACATCCAAGCTGGCTGTGATCTTTACAAGCAGGCTAAAGAGTCTTTTGTTGAAGTCAAGAAAACTGCCGATCAAGTCATTGCTATCGGTAAAGAGGTTAAAGGATTCTGGGGTACTCTACGCAAGTTCTTTGGCGCAAGTCCTAAACCTGAGACTCCAAAAACTGTTGCAAAAGCTAAGAAATCTGAGTTTGTTGCTGTTGACGAAACTCAAGTCAAAGCTGACATTGTTAAAAACCTGACTGAATTCTTCAAACTACAAGAACAACTAGAAGCACATATCAGGGAATCAGAGGAGAAGGCAAGGACTGTCGTTTTCTCTAACGATGTGAACTTGATGGAAGAAGCGTTAAACAGGGTTTTGGCGCAACAAGAGATGGAGAGATTGGTAGTTCAGATCAGAGAGTGCATGGTCTATCAATCGCCACCAGAGATGGGTGCTTTGTATTCTGAGGTTTTCAGCATGAGAGACATCATTGCTGGAGAACAAGAGAAAGCAAGGAAGAAACGGGATGCAGAAGCATGGCAACGAAAGGAAA